GTAAGGATTTTTATAAAGATAGCGGCCTCAAATACAACGTAAATGACGATTTTTTTGATCAAGCAAGCATGATTCAGTACAATAAAGAGATATATACAAATGTCACCTTGGTTGCTTATATACAAACAGATCCTGTAACTGTGTACAAACAAGAGCTAGAAGAATTGGCTATACAAAAAGCTGGCATTATGCTAGAACTCAAACTATTAAGAGGTAACTAATGAAAATTATAGAAAAATTATCAACATACGCTGCATTAATAGGCGTTATAGGGGCCATAGGCGGAGGTTTTTACACCTGGGGCCAGTTTAATACACGTCTTGACGCAATAGAATCAGCACCATCTGTAGATTTATCACCACTTGTAGCGAAAGATAAAGAACTAGCTGCAAAGATAGACGAAGCTTTATTATATGCTAACGAATACAAAGTAGATTTAATTGATAGAATTAAAAAAGTAGACGATAAAATTGTACCTGTTGATTTAACATCTGTATTTAAAGAGATAGGTAAAGTTAGAGAGCAGATAGCTATGCTGCCAGAACCAGCTGACCTACAACCCATATATGATGCTCTACAAGCATTAGAAGAATATGGTTGGGAATTAGAAGAATCTGTTGAAGAGTTGAGCAAAGCTACAGCAATTGTATCAAAAGAAAACGAATTACAAGACATACAAATTAAAGAAATTAAAAAGAAGTCTGATAATCCGTTATCTAAGTAAATCACATGAAGGTCTCTGAGCAAACAAATGTGCAGATGCCACTTAAAACGGTTGTTAGCCTTATCACATTAGTTGCTGTAGGAACATGGGCTTACTTTGGATTAATTCAAAGAATTACACAATTAGAAACTGCAAAACAATTAATGGAAGCAGATTTACTAAAAAAAGCCGAACAAACCCCCGTAAATCAAGAATTGTACATGCTCATCGAGTTTTTAGCCGGTCAAAATGAGGGCATGGAAAAAGAAGTACAATCTATTGAAAGTAATAATATAAATATAGATTTTATACAAACGCAAGTTGAAAAACTACAAAAAGATGTAGAGATGTTAAAAGATAAAGTAAGATACAATGGTGGTTGAAACAGTTTTCGCGATGATGATGATAGTAAACGGGTCCATGGATGGGTTCATGAAGACAGAAGGTTTATCTCACTGCCTTAAAGTTAAGAGAGAGAGTGAGCGCAACTTATCGGACAATAGAGCAAATGTTATTCGCTATGAGTGTGGTCGTGTAGTGGCAGAATTAGAACCAGACTTAGAAGGTGTTCTTAAAATAAAAAAAATTATAGAGCACGTTAACTAGCATAAGATTTTACTTTTTTTAACATACCATGTACGCCATTGTTTCTGCCTGGCGTTAATAAAGAATCAAGATTCATTTTCTCAAACTCTTTTTGATCAAACTCATTTATATCCTGGGCCCTAGATCCACTGTACACGTCCGCAATAATGCAGACCATACCTTTACTAATCAATGCAGCTGAATCAGCACTAAAATATATTTTATCCTCTACAAAATGTGGTACCAACCATGTCTGTGATTGACATCCAGGAACTTCAAATGATTTAATTTTATATTCTTCTTCCATAAGTTTAGAGTTTTTACCAAAATCCATAATCCATAAAAATTTATCTTGATCTGAATCTATGTTACTTAGTATTTGTAAATATCTTTCTAATTTTCTTTGAATCATAAATTTTTTCTTACGGTGTATTTAGAATCAGGAGCCGGCACATATCCTTCTTTTAATTTTTCTTTATACAACAATCCTATAATAGAATTTTTTGTTACACCAAAATACAATCCAACTTGTGATGCGCTATATTTTCTTTTTAATTCTTTTGCTAATTTTATTTCTTCCTCTGTCCATACTTTTCTCATCTTTTATTTCTTTCATCCAGCTTTGTTTAGGTCCATAGTAGTACGCTGTTGTCTCCTCATATGGATATATTTTTCTTTTTTCTTTGTAGCTTTGTAAAATGTATTTAGGCATTGCAACTATCTTGTAATTTTATACATGCAACTTTGTCTACACTAGGCAAAGGTTCAAGGTCCTCGATTATTATTTCATCATCATCTTGCATCCCACCACTTTTTATGTATGAACATCCTGAAAGTATTAAAAAGAAGATAAAGAAGTAAAAAATGCTCAAACCTCCCCATAGAATCACCCGGGTCATCCGTTTAAACCCCGCTAGCGGGTCGTTTTTGGCCTTTTTTATTTCCCGGAATTCCGCCGTTTTTTTATCATAACCCCAAACGGCCATTTCTTCATTTTTTCGCCATTGATTCGTCATCTTTCATCTCCATTTCATCTATTGTCCAATTACACTGCTGTATTGCTCCTTGAATTTGTCCAACACTTGACTCCATGTTCCTAATGGCATCTCTACCTTGATTGATTTTGTTGACGAGATCAGTCATTTGTTTTTCTAATTCTTTTTTTCTATTTAATATTTTTTCTTTCATTCTATACTCCGCATAATCCTTCACATTCATCAGCAAACTCTTCATCAAAAGTTTCACCAAATAGTGATGGTTGTTTTTTTGGTTCTAAGAAATCTATATCGCGAAGTGGTTTCGCTGATTTATGCAAAAACAATTCTGTTTCTGTATTCTTTAAACCATGTCTAATCTTATCATCAACTTCACATGCATCTTCAAAATCCTCAGGATAATTCTTTTGCATGTTTTTCCACTGATCGTTGTGATGATAAGGGCAACCTATGCACGATGACTTACCAGGCATAGGGTGTTTCTTTATATCTCTGTACCAATTAAGACAATCCATACGAGACATTTTCATTTCTATTAAAGGCCAACGTGAGTGCAACCATGGTAATCTTGCATTCTTCATACGCATTGCTTCATCTGTAGATATACCTATCCACTGCTCTACAATTACATCTTTAGGCACTCTGTGTTTTGGTTTTACCCCTAATAATTCTCTTATCTTTTTTTGTATTGGTATAACTTTGTAATCGTGTGTACATTGTCTATACAACATACCTACTCTTTTCTTTCCTCCTTCGTTAGGACGTGATGCAAACAACGGCGGGTTGGGCACACGTCCTGCAAAAGATTTCTCCTCTTCCTTAGACCCTGGTATTGGGTTCGCTGCTCTAATAAGGTCTTCTCTGATGTTTCCTCTTTGAACAGTAACGATAGGACAAATAGTTATAGCCTTTTTTAAATATTCTACGTGTTCGTATACAAACTTAGGTTCCCACCCTGTGTCTGCAAATATCATGTAATCCGGTTTATGTTTTGTTAATCCCTCTTGTGCCATGAGCGCAAGGCATGAGGATTGAACACCAGCTCCTAATGATAGAATACGCATGGTAGGTTCACGTTGTTCACCTTTTCCCTCTGTGCTATCATATTCAGCAGGTGTACCACTTTTTGTTAAATTTGTAGTTTTATAATACTTTGGTTCTTCAGTAGCTGCCACCGCAGCCATATTGTTAAGCCTTTTTTGATCAACTTTTGTTGACATTTGTTCAAGAACTTTTCTTCTCTCAAACTCCATTTGTTCTGGATTTATAGCAAAATTATTTTTCTTTATTTCAGCTCTTTTTTTACCTTGATCTCTATATCCTGGCTTACTCATTTTGCATCACCCCAGTTATCTTTTATTTTATAGTCAGCATTTGACGGAACTTCTAATTTTATACAATTTTCCATAATGTGTTTAATTTCTTTAGCCTCTTTATCAGATTTAACACTACAGTTCAATTCATCATGAACTTGTATTAGTGGTATTATACCTAGTTGTTCGTATATATCAACCATAGCTTTTTTAGTTTGATCCGCAGCTGTGCCTTGTATTAGTCTATTTAATGCTTTATATGTACCAGCACGTTTAATAGATCCACCCCATTTTGTCAGCGCTTCATCATGAGATACCGCTTTATGAAACACACCTGGATCATACCAAGCTGGTTCCCACATATCAAACTTACATCTTCTTCCAAGGTAAGTTCTAATAGACCCTATTTGATTTGCACGATTCATTACAGCCTCTAACATACCCTGCATAAATGGCACCTTTTCTCTGAACTCTTTTAGCATTTCTTTAGCGTCACTAGGGGCTATATCTAGATCCACAGCCATCTTTTTATACCCCATACCATACATTACCCCTAGGCCTATTGTTTTAGCTAATTTACGGTCTATTCCTGCCATTTCTGCTGTTTGTTTATGAAAGTCTAATCCTTTTTCAAAAGCTTCTTTAACTTCTGTTGCTCCTTCGTTCTTATTTAACACTGCAAAATGTGTAAGTATGCGCGGTTCTTGTTGTGAATAATCTGCAGACAACCAATACTCTCCTGGTTCAGGTACAAATAGTTTACGTAGTTCAGACCCATACTCATTTCTTATTGGCATTTGTTGTAAATTTGGTGCGTACATAGAAAATCTACCTGTTACTGTGCCACCATTATCTCCACGTATTTGATTTATATGTGCGTGTAATCTGCCCTCATGTATATGTTTTGATATGCCGTCTATAAATGTGCCTTGTAATTTATTTAACACACGTGCTTTTGTAATCATTCTAGGCAATTCGTGTTTGTGTGTTTCTAAAAATGTTTGTGTAAAACTAGGTGCACCAAGTGCTGTACGAGGATACTCTAAATTAACATTGTCAAATGCCTGGGCCACTGACCGTGCTGCAAAGATCTGCACATCCTGCCCAACTATATCTTTTATTCTTTTAAGATACTTTTTCTCTTTGTTAAGTAACTTTCTTTTAAGACCATATGCTCTCTCCATATCAACTCTTACGCCACGTTTTGTCATGTTAAATATAACGCGTATTAATCTACACTCTATGTCGTATACTTTAGTTAAATCGTTCTTTTCTATCTCCGTTATAAATCTTTCATGTAAACGCCATGTAAGTTTTGCGTCAGCTTCTGCGTATTCTCCTACAAACTCTGCCGGTAATCTATACATATCAGCTTTAGGATCTAGCCCTAGTTCCTCTGCTTTTGCTCTTAATAATGATTCGTTTTTAAATTCACCAAGATACTCCGCAACCATGCTGTTCAATGTAAATGAGTATCTATTTTCATTCAACAGTGCAGCAGCTATCATTGTGTCGTGTATATAACCTTTTACTTCTATACCTATTACACTCAACCATCCAATGTCATACTGTGCATTATGAAATACTTTTTGTATGGATTCATCTTCACATACGTTTTTTATATATTTTATAACTTGATCTTTATCCATGTTGCCACCACCCTCATGATCTATAGGATAGTAAGCTGTAAAATCACCACTAGATATTGCTATACCTATGACTTTACCCATTTTTCTAGGCCAACCAGGACCCATCTTTTTAAGTTCAGTATCACAAGTTTCCAAATCTATAGCCACCACATCCTTGCCCTTCATGGACGGAAACTCTGTGGGATGTAGCCACTCTGCTTTTACTTCGTTTTTCTTAAAAAGATCCTGTGTCATCTATTTCACCTGCTATTGCTGCGTAACCTGCCATATCGACAAAGTTATCTATGTTAAACTTCTCTCCTTTATTATTTCTAGATATTTTTAATAGTATCATCATAATAGCAACATCGCTAGGAGTAATGTTTGCCATAGGTTTTAACTTATCATCTAAAAATAAATTCCAATATTCTGCTATATCTGCATGATTTTTATAAGCGTCACCATGTGTTTTATTTCTGTCTGTTGACACAAGATCTTTAGCTTTTATTAATATTTCTTCTTTGTTCATATTATAAATCCTCTTTCTTTTTGTGGTTCAATTATGTGTAGAGATTTTTTAGCACGCGTCACCCCTACATAAAATACTCGATTTGTGTCATCAGAATTAATCTCCATTTCATCCTGATTAGCGCGTGATAAATCTGTCATTAACACTACGTTATCGCACTCTCCACCTTTTGATTTATGTATTGTGCTTAAATTTATTTTTGGTTTTTTATCCAAACCACCATGTAACTCTAAAGATTTTAAATAAGATTTTTCTGTGTCACCCATAGATTTAAAAGTGACATCCCAAGGTTGATCAACATTCATTAACCCATGATGCATTATTAATTCTTCAAGAATATAAGATTTGTTTTCTTCCAATGTCTTACCTCCTTTATATCCTCTTTCTATATTTTCACCAACTTTTAAATTAGAGTAAATTGCCATGACATCAGAATAAGATATTGGTTGATCTTCTAATCTATTCCACGCACTAACTGCTTTTATTAAACTTTCTTTTATCGGTAGTTTATTATCTATAGTGTAAGGTAATCCTAAATTTTTTAAATCCATTTG